CAGGGAGATTTCCCGACTAACTTTGTGGAACCTACTGTCACGCAACGCACCTTGTCAGGTCTCTTCAAGGATATGCGTTCTATTGAACTGGAATTGAGAGATCCAAACAGCACTCTCTGGGGCAAAATCCAGCAGAACAATCAAGGGGCGCTGACCCAATTCTTTGATACGAATGTTAAGAGCGCCATCGCTCAGACAGCTAGAGAAATCAGGCAGGAAGTGCGAGACGCTGCCAACAGTGCGAGGGTTCAAGTGACACCAGAAGGTGTGACTATCGGATCTACTACCTTGACTGGTGAGCAGTTAGCCTCTACCATTTCGACCAGTTCGAAAGGCGTTGACATCATTGCCCCGAAAGTCAGAGTGAAATCCGACATGATCGTGGACGGTGCGGTGACTGCTGGGAAGTTAGCAGCTGGCTCTGTCACTGCTGACCATATCCAAGCTGGTGCCATCACAGGCGATAAAATCAACGTAGACGATGCACTTATTCGGAACCTGACTGCTAGAGATGCCTTGATTGATAAGTTGACATCTAAGGAAGTCTTTGCGACTAAGATTGAATCTGTCGTGTCTAGTTCAACCTTCCTTGAAGCTTATCAAGGCAAAATTGGCGGATTCACACTTGGACAATTTGACCAAGGTGGCGGACGTTGGATTTCTGGCGTAAACCATTTCGCAGTTGGAATGGGAAATGGAGA